GCGGCGAAGTCAATAGCGAATCTCTTGATAGCGACCGTCTGGGCATGAAACAAAGATTCATGATTACAAATGGTACAGGCCCGGGCGCATCTGGCTCAGCTATTGTATCCGAAGAGACGCACGAAATTATCGGATTGTGTGAGTTCGGATTTCCCGGAACCCAGATGGGCACCGGCGTTATTCCCACCGGCAAGCGATATGTTGATTTTATCGAAGACGATTCTGCCGGATTGAAACCACTACCGGCACCATCACAGCCACCAGCACCGGTCACAGAAGAAAATTGGATTTGGAAAATCGTTAAAGGGTTTTTCTCCTATATAGTTTAAGAGGAATCATGGCAACGAATTCAACAGAGAGCATTCTCCAAGGCGCTAAAGACACGCTGGCCAAGGCAAACAAGTTCACGAACAGTGTCACCGGGAACGCAACGGATGCTTTCGCCCCCAAGAAGCCGGAAGCACCCAAAGTCCCGCAAGTTCATCAGCATGCCGACGCACCGTACGCGCTCGCGAGAGAATTGAGAGCAAAGAGTGACAACGTCGACCAGTACGTAGCAGCGACAAAGAATCAATAATTCGCCCACAATATTCGGGCAAGGACAGCCCATGTCACCGTACGACGAGCCCGAAGTAGTAAACGGACCCCTTACAGACGCCCAGCGACAAGCGAACAGCAGAGCGAAGAGAAAGGGAGAACCGGCAAGATTCGTACGAGCGCCGCAGGATTCCGAAGAGTTCAAAGACCAAGCTGAGCAAGACCTCGCGTTCGCGAAGGCACAAGACGCTACCGGTACATTCTACAAAAGTGAGTGCCGGCTAATGGTCGACTTGTACGCTATTTATTATGGCACGAACCTTCTTGAAAAAGAAGACGAAGAAGAAACAGCCGCTTCCAAGAAGCAGAAAAAAGTAAACAACCAGCCGAATCCAAGCAAACAGAAGCTCACCATTCGCGCCATTTTGTACGTCGACAAGATTGACCTCGGCGACGGCGCCGTGGTAGAGCTCGTGAAGCCAATCGAACCGGCTTGCTGGAAGGGTTGCGAGCACACTGATTGCGGCAGAGAGCACAGAAAAGACCTCGAAGTCGACGAGGTGGTTTCATTCCGACGTTGGTTGGAATTGCGCGACAAAGCTCGCAAAGACCTTTTATGGCTGGGACGCCTGCTCGGCAAGGGTTTATTTCACTCAGTCCACCAATACGTGTGCGACCAGTTCGTGAAGAAGAATTTTGACGAAGCTTATTTCCCGGGTTATACAGTCGATAATTTTCACGAGGCGATGGAGAAGCAAAAGCGCTTCGCTAACTTCGGAACTGAAGTAACTGAAGACGGCATTTTCGAAACCCGCGAATTGTTATTGCTTGAGCAGCGCGGCGGATACAAGTCGACCATCGACGGTATCGACAGCGTGCAGTGGATTATCAATTGCCCCGACATCCGCATCATGGTGATGACGGCGTTCCGTCAGCTAGCCAAGAAGCGCGCGAAAGAAATCAAAGCTTATTTCTATTTGCCTGAGAAGAAAACTCCGTCAACGTTCCATCTTTTATTCCCTGAGTTTATCACGCGCGGTGTTTCGGGACGTTCAGACGGCCCTCTTGAGTGCCCGGCTCGCAACGTAGAATCGAAAGAAGACACTTTGTGGGTTACCTCCATGGAGTCGTCTGCGACCGGTGACCACTGCGACATCCTGAAAGGCGACGACATCGTCGACCCTAAGAACTCCGCAGACGAAGAGATGCGCGCCGAGTTGAAGTACAGATTCGATAGCGCCAAGACCGACTTGCTAGACCCGTGGGGTTTCGTCGACCAAACAGGTACACGTTATTTCACCGACGATATGTATGGCTCGCGTCTGGTTCGAAACCCAGAAACGAAGCGCGTTAGCCCGCTCCGCTACTCATGCCGCGGAGCCGTGATTCTGACCCCGGAAGACCAGATTCTTTATAACGAAAAGAAACTGAGCCTTCGTGAGATTATTGAAGAGCGTCGTGGTCGCCCGACCTTCCCGTATAACCGCGGGTGGGCGAAGCTCCGTAATATCCTTGATGAAAAGGATGAGCGTAACTTCAAAAATCAGCAAATGAATGAAGCGACCGATGCCGCGGACTTGTCCGAGTACATCAATCACTTCACCAAGGACAACTTGGTAGCACACAGCTACCCGAAAGAGTCCGCGCCAAAAGTTGGCGACATCTGGCAGCTTTGGGATTTGGCTTATAGCGAATCGTCATCGTCCGATTTTTCGGTCGGTATTACTGTCTTAATCTACAAGAGATTTCCAGACGGGAAATATGGCGTAGTCGTATTAGACGCTGAGTATGGAAAATGGAAATCATCGGAACTCTCTACTAAGATAGCTTTGATGTATAGAAACTATCCGACCGCCAAGGGTATCCTGATTGAGAAGAGCAACGGCGTTGAGTGGTTGCTTGATACTATCATGGGGGCCGCCCAGCGTTATGGTGTACCGGACCTCAGAGCTAAAATAGCCACTTTTGAGATAGACAACTCTCGGAGCGCAAAAAGAAATCGTATTAAGAACCTTGAGATTCTTATGTTCGACGAACGTCTTCACTTCGTGAATAGCGCCAAGTGGAACGATGAGTGCTTTAAGCAGTTCGTCATGTTCACCGGCGAACCGAGCACGAAATCAAGAAAAGACGATTTCCCCGACGTCGTATCTTTTGTTTTCAAGATTCTTCCCCGAGATGTAATCAAGGGGAACGATGAAGATTCGGACAAGACTCGTAAAGATACCGAAGAGCGCCATAGAAAAGAGCTTTTGCAAGAGATGCACAAGCGAATGTTCGCGCAAAACTATCAACCGCCTCCCGTCATACAAGAGGCCCCGCGCCAGCCGGCGCAAGACCCGCGCACCGCGCAGTTAATGAAAATCTTACCACCGGGAATGCGGCGTAGAGGATTTTAATGAGACAGCAGCAAGTAGAGAACGCCAATCCGGTAGCTGAAGCAAATTTGGGTGCCAAAGCTGCGGAACTGTATGTTACACCTGCTGCCGAGATTAATTCTGAAAATTCTCATATCGACCCGGAAACGGATACGATTCAGTTCAATGACGAAGCGGCCGTCATGCTTGTCATTCAAGACGCAGAAACGGCCGATAATTATTTAAACGTCGAGCAATGGGCGAACGGCTGGACGATGGCAGACTTGCTCTACCAATCGCCGGCCAGTCAGTCGGCATTCGACGGCGGAAACCAAGGCCAAGCTTCGGTCCCGAAGTACATGGTCTCGAACCATATCTCTTCGATTGTTCCGAAGATTATGGGCGGCATCTTTTACGAAGACCCCCCGTTCTTGCTACGCCCGCGCCCGGCCACGCAAGCAGAAGTAATTACGGCTAAGACTTCGATTTTCTCGCAGCAATTAGGTGCGATGCATTTCGAAGAGGAAGTCGAGCGCACGCTGGACCAAGCCGCTCTTCTAGGCACCGGTATCATGAAGTATGGATACTCGGAATACACCAAGAAGATGAAGAAGTACAAGCGCCCGGCTAATAAGCTTTCATTGCCTCAAGCGGACGGGACGACAGAAGAGTTCGATTCTCCGGATTCGGATGAGTTCGAAATCGAATTCTACGACAAGAAGATTTCGCACCCATGGATTAAGTACTGCGATATTCGTACGGTTCTTGTTAACCCGGGCTGTCGCGTTGGAGATATCCGTCGCGCCGGTTGGGTTGTTTACCGCGACTACGCGACATTTTCTGACCTCGACCGCCTCCGCGGAGTCGAAGGGTACAAGATTCCTGAAGAAGCTGTGCTCAAGCACATCTTTCAAGAAGGCATAACGAGCGGACCTGACAATATCACCATGACCATTCCGGAAGGAATGATGGGGTATTTGCAGCACTCTCTTCCGCGCAGCTACAAGACCTCGGCCGACCCCAACAAGGCCCCGATGGAAATCTTGGAGCGCTGGGACGATGAGCGCGTCATCGTTGTGCTCTGCTTCAACGGCCACAACGTTTTGATTCGCAATGAAGCGAACCCGTACGGAAAGATTCCGTTTTACTCATTTAATTGGCGCAACATCCCCGACAACTTTTACGGACAGGGTCTTGGCTTGCTAATCGGTAGCGAGCAGATTGTGGAGCAAGGTGTAACAAATCTCGCTCTCGACTTGCTGAACTACGGATTGCAACCGACCGCGGTCCGTAAGAAGGGATTCAATGCGCTAACGCAAGACGTACGCTGGCGACAAGGCGGCATCATCGACGTAGAAGAGGACGTCGACAAGGCCTTCAAGTTCTTGCAAATGCCTCCGGTGCCCGGCGAAGCGTGGCAATTTATTCAGCAAGCTCAGAGCTCGGGAGCATCGACATCCGGAGCAAACGAGCAAGTTGTTCAAGGCGCAGGCGCCGCGGGTATTAAAACCACCGGCATGCGCTCGGGAACAGGGGCGGCGGCCGTAATTCAGGCCAACGCATCTCGTCTCGATGGCCCAACTGGCCGATTTGTCCGTCAGGTATTCGAGCCTTGGCTCTACCAGATGGATGATTTGAACAATGATTTGTTGCCGACATCAGTCTTAAAAGATATTCTCGGCGAAGAGCTGGGAGACGCTTTCAAGGTCGACCACATCAAGTTCCGCAACGCCAAGATTGAGTATGAAGTTTTGGCCGGCGCAAAGCTCGGTGCCAAGAAGGAAATGGCGCAAGCCCTCCCGATTATCATCCAGCTTCTCAACAACCCGACATTCGTTCAAAATGCAAACGACGCCGGATATCAGTTCGACGCCGTAGCAATCTTCAAAGCATTTACCGACGCAGCAGGTTGGAAGTTCTCACAGAGCTTCCTACGCAAGATGACGCCGGACGAGCAAAAGAAACACGACGCAAATTCTCCGGCAGCATTGCAAGCAGCTCAAGCGGCATCAGCAGAAAGACAGCAGGTCGCGAAGTTCCAGCAAGAACAGACCATGGAGAACCAGAAACAACTTGGCAAGGCGGGTAATGAAGCGTACCGCTCGGCCCTAGAACACGCAACGCAACCGGAGCTGGAAGGTGGAAATACTACCCAAGGCTTCGGCAGCCAAACTTCGTTATAACAATCAATAGGATAAACCAATGGCAGACGAAAAAGCAAAACCGCTGTTACTAGAAAAAGAACTATC